AAAGATGATACAGGAAATTTTTTAAACTTACCATACTTTAATTGTAGTAATACAACAAGATATGCCTTTCTCGAGAATGGCGAAGCTGCTAGTATAGAAAGTTTTTTTGAATTACTAGAAAGATATAAACAAGACGACATCAGCACAATAGAAGTTAAGAGACCAGAGACACCATACTCTGATGGACCACCATGTGTAGAACTCATGGTACAAAACAAAGTAGGAGAAGGTGGTAGAAACAATGCATTATTTCATTATGGTGTGTATGCAAAGTCGAAATGGCCAGAAAATTGGAAAACAAAATTAATATTATTTAACGAGTCAGCAATGGCACAACCATTGTCAGACATAGAAGTAAATATCATAACAAAACAACACGAGAAAAAAGATTGGGGCTACAAATGTAATGATCAACCTATGTGTAGTTTGTGTGATAAAAAATTATGTAAGTCTAGAAAGTTTGGTATAGGACAAGAAATAACATTTCCTAATCTTACAGATTTACAAGTTGTAGCACTAGAGGAACCATACTATTACATGAACGTGGATGGTGATAGATTGTATCTCGACTCTGCAAAACATTTAACAAATCAAAGTTTGTTTCAAGAGGAATGTGTAAAACAATTACGATTTAACCCACCAACATTAAAAACAAATGATTGGAAGAAACTAACAAACATACTATTAGAGAATGCAGAAGTAACAGAACCAGCAGAAGGTACGGGCACTAAAGATATATTACGTAATTATCTAGAAGACTATTGTGTAAACAGAATACAGAAAGATGATTACGATGATTTAAAAAATGGTGGTACGTATACTAAAGAAGGTTATCATCATTTTGTATTTGACAATTTTTTTCACAATTATTTATCAAGAAAACATTGGAAGGTGCCATATCAAAGAACATCACAGATGTTAAAAGATAATTTAAATTGCACAACTAAACGTGTAGGTAAACACAAACTATCTGTGTTTGTTGTAACTAGATTTGATAAACGAACAGAAACATACAAACCAAAAGAATTTAAGAAAGAAAATTATTAATGAGAACAATAATTTATGGACCACCAGGCACAGGAAAAACAACTAGATTGTTAAAAGAAATAGATAAATTTTTACAAACAACAGAGCCAAGTAAGATAGGTTATTTTACATTTAGTAAAAACGCAGCAACACATGGTAAAGAAGAAGCTGCACTTAAATTTAAATTATCTATGTTAGATGATTTACATTATTTTCAAACACTACACTCATTTTGTTTTAATCAACTTAACTTAAACAGAAGTTTAGTTATGCAACCAAAACATTATAGGGAGTTAGGGGAAAAGATGGGTATTGAAATAGAAGGCACACAACAGGATGAAGATCACGATAGTATATTTCAATCTAAAAATCCTTACATACAATTAATAAACATAGCTAGATCAAAAGAAATAGATCCAATGAAATATTATCATCTTACTGACAATGCAAAAATATCTCACAATAAATTAGGAATTATCGCTGAAGAATTAGAAAGATATAAAAAACAAAATGGATTAATAGATTTTCCTGACATGATAGATAGATTTATAAATGGTCATGTTGATGAAGAAACAGAGGTAAAAAAAGAATACGAAGCACCAAAGTTACGTGTAATGTTTGTTGATGAAGCACAAGATTTAAGTTTGATACAATGGAAATTAGTTCGTAAGATAGAGGATGCTGCAATGGATTCTTTTATAGCAGGTGATGATGATCAAGGTATTTACAAATGGAATGGTGCACACGTAAATACGTTTATAAATTTAGAGGGCAAAAGAGAAGTGTTAGAACAATCACACAGGGTACCACAGAAACCTTTTAACCTTGCAAATAAAATTATTAACAAAGTTAGAAATAGAGTAGAAAAAAAATATTATCCAAAAGACAAAGAGGGGTCTTTACAACGTTGTCAAAGTTTACATGAAATAGATTTTACAAATGGTAGGTGGTTGGTATTAGCAACAGCAAACTATATGTTAAAAGATATAGGTGATATACTAGACGAAAAAGGATTGTATTGGCAAAGACGAAACGCAACACCTAGAGTAAAAAATATATATGAAATTATACAGAAATGGGATGAATTAAAAACAGGTGTGCCTATGCATTTTAATGATTGTAAAAAAATATTTAACAAGATGAATAAAAACTGGGACAAAAAATTATTTAAAGCTATGATTAAAGATCAATTTTATGGCATAGATGATTTAAAAGATAAGTATGGATTACAAACAGAAGCACATTGGCAAGAAGCATTAGATGAGTTAGGAGATGAAGATATTAGAAAGATAACAAAACTAATAAAAACAGGAGAAGATTTAACTAGGGACCCAAGAATAAGTGTTTCTACAATACATGGAGTAAAAGGTAATGAAAGAGAAAATGTTGTAGTGCATACAGAATGAGTTGTTATATCCTGAAGGTTGTGCTATAAAATATATAATAAGACACCGTGATAAGGGAAAGAAACAAGATTTATTGAAAGCGATACATTTTATAGAAATGATAATAGAGAGGGATTATAGTGAAACCGATATTTAAACCTCAAACAGAGTGGTTACCACCACAAGATTTTCCTGATCTATCAGATTATAGTGAGATAGCAATTGATTTAGAAACCAAAGATCCTGACTTAAAAACTATTGGGTCTGGATCTGTTGTAGGTCGAAGTAAAATAGTTGGTATAGCTGTGGCTGTGCAAGACTGGAAAGGATATTATCCAATTGCTCATGAAGGTGGTGGTAATATGGACATTAGAATGGTTCTAAAGTGGTTTCAAGATGTCTTAAATACAGACGCGATTAAGATATTTCATAACGCTATGTATGATGTATGTTTTATTAGAGCTGCAGGACTTAAAATTAATGGCACTATCGTAGATACCATGATTGCTGGCTCTCTCGTGGACGAGAATCGTTTTAGATACGATTTAGGCTCTATGGGTCGGGATTATGTCGGAATAGGCAAAAACGAGGCTGTATTAAAAGAAACTGCAGACTTATGGGGTATAGATGCTAAGTCAGAAATGTATAAATTACCTGCAATGTATGTGGGTGAGTATGCAGAACAAGATGCAGAATTAACTTATAAACTCTGGCAAGAAATGAAGAAACAAATATACCACGAAGACGTTGAAGATATATTTAATTTAGAGACTGAACTTTTTCCTTGCCTAGTCGATATGCGTTTTTTAGGAGTGCGTGTAGACGTAGAAGCTGCTCACAAATTAAAGCAAGAATTAATTGAAGAAGAAAAAGAATGCCTACAAGAAATAAAAAAAGAAACATCAGTAGACGTTCAAATATGGGCTGCACGTTCAATTGAGCAAGTCTTTCAAAAACTAAGCCTACCATATGACTTAACCGCAAAAACAAATTCTCCATCATTTACTAAAAACTTTCTGCAGAACCATCCACACCCTTTGGTAAAACAGATAGCTCGTGCTAGAGAAATAAATAAATCTCATACTACATTTATTGATACCATATTAAAGCATCAACATAAAGGTAGAATACATGCAGAGATTAATCAGATTAGATCAGATAGTGGTGGTACAGTAACAGGTAGATTTAGTTACAACAATCCAAACTTACAGCAGATACCAGCACGGAACAAGGAACTCGGACCACGGATCAGAAGTTTATTTATACCAGAAGAGGGTTGTACCTGGGGTTGCTTTGACTACTCACAACAAGAACCACGTTTGGTTACACACTACGCAGCTCTCGATGGATTGTATGGTGTAGATGAAGTTTTAGATTCATACAACGAGGGCGAAGCAGACTTTCATCAGATCGTATCTGACATGGCCAACATACCAAGATCACAAGCTAAAACAATTAATCTAGGTTTGTTTTATGGTATGGGTAAAAATAAATTACAGGCGGAGTTAGGTGTATCTAAAGAAGATGCCAATGATTTATTTAGACTTTACCATGACAAAGTACCATTTGTTAAGATGTTAATGGAAAGTGTAATGCGTAGAGCCCAAGACAAAGGTCGTGTTAGAACTTTACTAGGTCGTAGATGTAGATTTAATTTGTGGGAGCCTAATCAGTTTGGGATACACAAAGCGTTGAATCATGAAGATGCACTCGCGGAACATGGACCAGGAATCAAAAGAGCTTTTACATACAAAGCATTAAATAAATTAATACAAGGATCTGCAGCTGACATGACTAAAAAAGCCATGGTAGATTTATACAAGGAGGGTATCATACCACATATACAAGTGCATGATGAACTTGATATATCAGTCAATAATAATGCAGATAAAATAAAAGAAATTATGGAGTCTGCAGTAACTTTAGAAGTGCCTAACAAAGTGGACTATGAATCTGGACCAAATTGGGGTACAATAAAATGAGGAAAAATTATGGCTTACTTAAATGCAAATATTCCTGTAGAGTACGCACAAATAAAAAGGGAGTATTTATATGATCTTAAAAAACATAAAGGCGAAGTGGAAGACTGTATTATCTTCGGTGTCACCGCTATTACAGGTCGTGCGCTCTTGTTCCATGCCATCATGGAAAACGGCGCTGTCTTTTATCGTCTACCCATATCGGCTTTTATTCAACGTGGTTTTCAACCGGAAGCTGTTCCATCCAAGAGACTTGATGAACTTCAATTGTGGAATAGTTTTTCTTATTACCCTGCTGTTACTACTTGGGATATTTTAGAAGCACAATCGGGTAAATACATAGGCAAAGATAAAAAATGGCATTGGGGTAGATATTTATTTACTGTTGACTTTGCACATCCAGAGCCTAATATACTCGACACTGATCATTCTGAGATCCCGCACGAACATAAGTGCGCACATGTGTTAGCGTTAAACGACGGTAACTATGCTGCCCAACCAAATAATAGATTGATTTGGGACATACCATCTTTCACAGTTAAGGATAAAATACCAGACTGGAAAGTACAAACAAATTATTGGAACGTAGAAGATACTCAGCAGTGGAGAACCGAAGACACTGACAATTTTTTCTACGAGATAGAGGAAAAGAAAAATG